TGGAACTGTAAGTTTTTCAAATAGATATGTTTGGTGGGATACAAGTTATTTCTCATTTACAGCAGGAGATATAAATACTACAGGTACTACTATTACAGCTAAATTCCTCCCAGGTCATTCCACTCTATTTAATCAAAACCCTGCAGTTGCATCAGTTCAAGGAACTATATTACATAATGAACTTTCAGATAGTGCATTAACTATAGGTCAGTTAGTATATTATAGAGGAGGTACAGGACAATGGGCTTTAGCAGATGCTTCGGCTGTGGGTACTACAGATTTCCTATTAGGAATAGTATTAAATACAGTTGGTGCTGCCACTAACGAAATTGCAGTATTAATTGATGGTATTTATACTAGTACATTTGTTACTAACGTAACAACAGTAGGAGATGTACTATATGTATCAGAAACTGCTGGTAATGTTACAGCTGCTGTGCCAACAACTACTGCTTCTATTGTAAGAGGAGTTGGTCAAGTAATAAAAAATAATGGAGCATATTATACAGTAAACTTTAGACCAGATAAGACCAGATACAACATATTTTACTAACGGATAATAGTAAGTTTGGTACTCTAAGTAATTTTATATATATTTATGGGAAATAGACTGTTATGCAAAAATTGTTATTTATTGCCCCACATTTATCAACAGGCGGACTCCCACAATACTTAACCAAAAAAATAGAATTACTTAGAGATACCTACGAAATATACCTTGTAGAATGGGCAGATGTTACAGGTGGTGTTTTAGTAGTAACACGAAATAAAATTCTTAATTTAATTGATTCCGATAAATTCTTTACTTTGGGAGAAAATAAAAACGAATTAATTAATATTATTAATCATGTAAAACCTGATATTGTACATAGTGAAGAAATTCCTGAGTTTTATATGGATTTTGATGTAGCTTCTAAACTATACAAAACAGATAGAAACTATATTATTGTAGAAACATCTCACGATTCATCATATGATACAACTCAGAAAAAATTCTTTCCAGATAAATTCATGTTTGTATCAAATTGGCAAATTGAACAATACAAGGATATCGATATTCCACGCGTATTAGTTGAATATCCTATTGAATACATTAATCGTCCCGATCGTGAAGAGGCATTGCGTAAACTACAATTAGATCCCGCTAAAAAACATATTTTACACGTTGGATTATATACATCTCGTAAAAATCAAGCTGAATTTTTTGAATATGCTCGTTCAATGCCCGAATATGAATTTCATAGTTTAGGTAATAGAGCAGATAATTTTAAATGGTATTGGGAACCATTAGCTAATGATACTCCCCCAAATTTAACATGGTGGAATGAGCGAACAGATGTAGATGCCTTCTACCAGGCGATGGATTTATTTTTGTTTACATCTAGAGGTTCAGTTAATGATAAAGAAACAATGCCTTTAGTTATTCGTGAGGCAATTTCATATCAAATCCCAACATTAATTTATAATCTTGAAGTCTATCAGAATTATTTTGACAAATTTGATACCGTTAATTATCTTGAATTTGATAGTTTTGAAAAAAATTATGAATTGATTAAAGAAAGTATTAAAGATAATGATGAAATTTTTCCTGAACAAGAAGCTTATATTGTAGGAACTTATCCTAATAATTCTCTTATAGAAGAAATTACAATAGAATGTTTAAAAGCTTTACGAAAAGATAATAGAGTTATTATTACAACCTCTCACCACCCCGTTTCTAAAGAAATCCAAGAACTTTCAGATTATGTTATATATGATAAAAATAATATAACTACTGAACATACATTCCCTTGGGTATGGTTTATAGAAGAACCTGAATGGAAAATATGGGCCAGAATCACCTCAGACGCAGGTAATAATTTTTATCATGGACCAGCTTGCCATAATAATATACACAATGCTATGGCTTTAGCAGATAATTTAGGAATTAAAAAAACATATTTAATTAATTATGATTATCATTTAAAAGATATCGAACAAATTAACTATGTTTCTAAAATTTTAAATAAACATTCTTTATATTCTGAAAAATTATTAGATGGTAAGGGAGATGTTCCACAAATGAGAACAGCTTTTATGGGTATAAGACCTAAAACATTTTTACAATATCTTCCTCAAATTTTTTCACGAAAAGATTGGGATGATCTTCAAATCAAAACTAATGCTCCTTCAAATGGGTTAGAAACTATTTGGTATCATCATTTAATAAATGATTCAAAAGCATATTGGGAAAGTAATGAAAAATTTACTCAAGTATGTGAAAAAGCTTTAGATCATATTAGTTTTTCACAAGCAGAATATTTTACTTTAATTCCTGTAAAAGATAGTTCTAATGAATATGTAATTTTATTTAGAACTAGTAATAATAGAGACGCTAGAAAATTCATAGTAAGAACCAAATTTCACTCAGGTGAAGTTGTTTGGGAACACGACGTTGATGTTGAAAGAAGTCTTACATTTTGGAAAATAATTTATTATTCTTTAGAAGATAATAATGATTTTATATTTGAATTAGAAACAAGAGATTTAAAAACTAATGAATTTATTGCTTTAAAAACAATTAAAATAGATAATGATTATTTAAAAAATATTTTACCGACAAACGGTACTATGGAGTTATTATGAAAATTTGTCAAGTCAATCCAGGTTGTGGAATCCCAATCCCACCTCCAGCGTGGGGTGCTATAGAAAAAATCGTATGGGAATTCACTTGTAATTTAAAAGAATTAGGTCACGAAGTAGATATTAAATTCGCCTCAGAAATCATTCCAGGTGAATATGATATTGTTATGGTTCATGTTGCTAATTTAGCTTTAGAATTAGCAGATAGAGGTATTCCTTATATATTCCAACACCATGATCACCATGCATATCATTATGGAAAAGATTCAGGTGTATATAAAGAAAATAGAGAAGCAATGGCTAAATCTATTTTTTCATTAGTCCCAGCTCGTTATTTAGTTGAATATTTTGATTTACCTAATGTACATTATTTTTCACATGGTGTAAATACTAATATTTTTTACCCAAATGAAACACCTCCAATATCTCATAACTTATTAATGTTAGCAAATAATGGTTTAGGAGGTTATGGCGCATATGATAGAAAAGGATTTGGATTAGGAGTACAATTAGCAATGGCTGCTGATTTACCTATTACTATTGTTGGTCCAAAAAATAATGAAAATTGGGTTAAAGATAATCCTTGGGTTAGAGGTTATCCTAAATTAACAATAATATGGGAACCTTCAAATGATGATTTAAGACAAATTTATACTTCTCATACTATATTTTTACATCCAAGTGAGTTAGAAGCTGGTCATCCTAATTTAACTTTATTAGAAGCAGCAGCTTGTGGTTTACCTATACTTGGATGGATTGAAGAATCAACTACATTTCATGGATTGTGGAGAGCTCCTCGTGATTTAAAAGAAATGTTAAGAGGTTTAAAGGATATCACCCAAAAATATGGTGAATATAGAAAAAATTCTTTAAATACAGCACAAGAATTATCATGGTTTAATCGTTCAAAAGAATTAATAAATTTATTTAATAATCATATATGAAAGAAGTTTTAATCAATGAGTATAACAATACTAAAATTTTAGGAATACCTCATAAAAAACCTGAAAATACATTTAACATTAATTTTGTTAATGGAGCATTTGTAGAAATTTTAGGTCCCCTCCAAAAAGAATATGTTATAAAATTTGTTAATAGTAAAACAAATAGAGTATTGTTTGAGAACACAATTAGTAATAATATGTGGACTCGACCTAATATAAAATATTTAGTTAGATGGCGTATTGAAATTTATGATAAAGAAACTAATTCTTTAGTTTTGGAACATAATTTTGATCCAACAGGTAAAAGAGTATACGTTCATATAGATTCTACAGCATTAGGAGATACATTAGCTTGGTTCCCAGTAATTGAGGAATTTAGAAAAGAAAACAATTGTGAATTAGTTTGCTCAACTTTTCACAATGATTGGTTTGAAGGAAATTACCCCGAAATTCAATTCGTAAAACCCGGAACTGAAGTAAATAATTTATATGGTATGTTTGCTATTGGTTGGTTTTATGACGATAAAAAAGTAGTATTTGATAAAACTCCTATTGATTTTAAAAAATATCCTTTACAACAAACTGCTACTGAAATATTAGGGATGAAATATAGAGAAGTTAAACCTATAATTAATACTCCTGATAGAAAAACAGATATTGAAGGTAAATATGTTGTTATTGCCCCTCATGCTTCAGCTCACGCTAAGTATTGGATGTATCCAAAAGGTTGGCAAACGGTTATTGATTATTTAAATAGCAAAGATTATAAAGTCGTTATGTTAACTCAAGAACCTTTAGGTGATGAGTGGCATGATTCAAAACTTGGTGGAACTTTAACAGGAGTAATTAATAAAACCGGAGATTTTCCTTTAGAAGATAGAATGGTTGATATTCGTGATGCCGATGCTTTTATTGGTGTAGGAAGCGGATTAAGTTGGTTATCCTGGTCATTAAATACCCCAACAGTTTTAATTTCAGGATTTAGTTATCCATATACTGAAATGCAAGATTGTGAACGTATATTCCCTGATAATCCTAGAGTTTGTAGAGGATGCTTTAATCGTCATTGGTTAAATCCAGGTGATTGGGAATGGTGCCCAGATCATAAGGATACTCCACGTCAATTTGAATGTACAAAAGTTATTGAACCTTCTCGAGTAATTGAATCTCTTAATAAATTGCTTAATATTTATTAACATGGAAAATAAAGTTTTAACACCAGAAGAGTTATCTAAATTACAAGAATTAAATAATAAAAGAGGAGATTTAGTTGAACGTTTTGGAATTCTTGAAATCAACATACAAGATTTAGAATTACAAAAAGAACAATTAATCGAAGAGTTATCACAAATTAAAAATGCCGAAGTAGAAATTGGTGCTTTGTTACAAGAAAAATATGGTGATGTAAAAACATATTTATAACAAAACAATAATTAACTCTACAAAATGGCAGAAACATTAATATCTCCGGGTGTATTAGCGTTAGAAAACGATAACTCATTTGTATCTTCTCAACCAGTAACCGTTGGAGCAGCTATTATCGGTCCTACAGTAAAAGGTCCAGTTGAAGTACCAACAATTGTTACTTCATATAGTGATTACCAAAATAAATTCGGTACTACTTTTTTAAGTGCTAGCCAAGTTTACACTTACTTTACTTCAATTGCTGCTTACAACTATTTTGCAAATGGAGGTCAAACTCTTTTAGTATCAAGAGTAGTAACTGGTTCATTTTCAGAAGCATCAACTTCAGGTTCATTAGGTACTCCAATATTAAATGCTGATGGTAATGAAGCTTTCAGATTAAAAACAATTTCTGAAGGTGCACTTCAAAATAGCACATCTTCTCAAGATGCTTTTGGTGCATTAACAAGTGGTTCTGCTGATAATGTTAGATGGCAAATTTCTAACTACGATACTTCATCAGGAACATTTAGTCTATTAATTAGACAAGGTAATGATACAACTACTAATCCTACTGTATTAGAAACTTGGACTAATCTATCAATGGACCCAACAGCTCCTAACTATGTATCTAGAATTATTGGTAACCAATATAGACAATACAATGCTCAAGATAATCAAATTGAAGTAATTGGTGATTATCCAAATAACTCAAGATACGTTTATGTAAGTGATGTATTAACTCCAACTCCATTCTACTTTAACAATGCTGGTGTAGCACAAGCACAATTTACTGGTTCAATTCCTTCAAATGCTAGTGGTTCATTTGGTGGTGCAACAGGTAATTTATTCGTAGGAGTTGCTGATTTCTATAACAATATTGATGTAGCTTCTACAAACATTCAAGGTATTACAGCAAGTGCTTACACTCAAATGATTAATTTGTTAGGTAATGCAGATGACTACAGATATAACATATTATTAACTCCTGGCCTTTCAGCAGCAACTGCTAATTTAGGAGCATCACAAGTAACTACAGCAATTAATAACACACAATTTAGAGGTGATGCTATTTACGTAGTTGATTTAGTACCTTATAGCTCAAGCATTAGTGATGTAACTACTCAAGCAAATGCTAAAAATACTTCATATGCTGCTACTTACTGGCCTTGGGTTCAAACAATTGATCCAGATTCAGCTCAAAGAGTATGGGTACCAGCTTCAACAATGGTAGGTGGTGTTTATGCTTACAATGATAGTGTTTCTGAACCATGGTTTGCCCCAGCAGGTATTAACAGAGGTGGTTTAAGCACAGTAATTAGAGCTGAAAAGAAATTATCTCAAGCTAACCGTGATACTTTATATACAAACAAAGTTAACCCAATTGCAACATTCCCTGGAACAGGAGTTGTAGTATACGGTCAGAAAACATTACAAACTAGAGCATCTGCTCTTGATCGTGTAAATGTTCGTCGTTTGTTAATTCAACTTAAGTCTTACATTTCTCAAGTAGCTCAAAACTTAGTATTCGAACAAAATACTATCGCTACAAGAAACCAATTCTTAAGCCAAGTTAACCCATACTTAGAATCAGTACAACAACGTCAAGGTTTGTATGCTTTCAAAGTAATCATGGATGATAGTAATAACACAGCTGATGTAATTGATAGAAATCAGATGGTAGGTCAAATTTATATCCAACCTACTAAGACTGCAGAATTCATTTACTTGGATTTCAACATCTTACCAACAGGTGCTACTTTCCCAGCATAATTTTTTAAAGATTGAATATTTATAATAAACAAATAGATAAATAAAATGGCAGTATTAGATCCAAACGAAATATTTTTCACCGCCTTTGAACCAAAGCAAACGAATCGCTTTATCATGTACATTGACGGGATCCCAGCATATGAAATTAAAGGTGTTGGTGCTGTAAACTTAACTCAAGGTACTGTTCCTTTGAATCACATTAACGTACAACGTTTTGTGAAAGGAAAAACAACATGGGGTACAATTCAGTTTACATTGTTCGATCCTATCACTCCTTCAGGTGCTCAAGCAGTGATGGAATGGGTTCGTTTACACCACGAATCAGTAACTGGTCGTGATGGTTATTCAGATTTCTATAAGAAAGATTTAACTTTCGATGTATTAGGACCTGTAGGTGATATCGTATCAGAATGGATTATCAAAGGTGCGTTAATTACTGAAGCCAATTTTGGTGATTACAACTGGGATGATGATGGTACTGCAGTAAACCTTACAATGACAGTTCAACCTGATTACTGTGTATTGAACTTCTAATCTAATAAAAGAAAACCAAAAGAGCTCGCAAATTTTTGCGAGCTTCTTTTTTTCTCATATATTTATATACGATAATAAAGTTATTAAAAAATATTTATGGAAGAAAATAAATTTAAGTTCCCAACAGAAGTTGTAGAATTGCCTTCAAAAGGTATATTGTACCCTGAAGGTCATCCTTTAGCAGAAGGAAAAGTAGAAATGAAATACATGACTGCTAGAGAAGAAGATATTTTAACTAACCAAAACTACATTAAACAAGGAATTGTTATTGACAAATTGTTACAATCTATGCTTGTAACTAAATTTGATTACAATGATTTGTTAGTTGGTGATAAAGATGCTGTGATGTTAGCAGCTCGTGTTCTTGGTTATGGTAAAGATTATTCATTTAATTACTACCCAGAATACGGTGATGTTGAAGAAACAGTTAATATAGATTTAACAACAGTTAAAGAAAAATTTCTAAATGAGGAATTAATTAGTGAAAAAGGTAAAAATGAATTTACTTTTAAATTACCTCACACAGGAAATGTAATTACTTTTAAATTATTAACTCATGGTGATGAGCAATCTATTGATAGAGAAATTCAAGGATTGAAAAAACTTGATCCTAAAGGTAATTTTGAAGTTACAACTAGATTTCGTCATATGATTCTTTCAGTAAATGGAGATTATGATAAAAAGACCATTAGAGAATTCATTGACTAGTTCAGTTAGTCCTGGTATAGATTTAAAATATCATTATGTATTTGATAATGGTGTAGAGGAGGACATCACTATCCCAATCGGGATTAACTTTTTTTGGCCTGACGCCTGAGTACAGGGGTAATGTATTTACCCAAATTCATGAAATAGTATTCTATGGTCAAGGTGGGTATGATTATAATACAATATATAACATGCCTGTATGGTTAAGAAAATTTACTTATAATAAAATTCTTGAACATTATGACAAAAAGAATAGTCAAAAACAAAATGATGTAGTTGAACAATCTATCAATGCAATGAAATCCGCTGGTGCGGTAGCTAAAAATAAAGTAAATGTTCCAACATATGTTACGAAGGCATCCAAAAAGTGATGCCTTCTAATATTTATAATAAATCTAATTTTTAAAATGGCTGATAATATTCAAGACTTAAAAAAACAGATTCAACAACTAAAAAAAGAAATTCAAAATTTAGGAGGTGAGTCTTTTAAAGACATGAATGCTGCTATCAAAGCTTTTGGTGGTGGTATTAATGGTGCTAGAAAACTTATCTCCGAAATGGAAAAAGATGTTGAGGATTTAAGAGACAGTTTTGGAACAATTTCAGCTACATTAAAAAATATAGTTCAAGATTTAAAAGGAGCTCCAAACCCAGTAAAAGAAACTACTAGAGCTTTTGATAAATTAGAAAGTTTAACTCGTAAAATTAGTGATCATAGAAAAAATGAAGAAATTTTAACGGTTAAACAATTAGTTAATATTAAAAAACAAACAGCTGAAGAAGTTAAACGTTTAAAAGAAAATCAAAAACTTTTAGATAAAAATTCTGACGCATATAGAGAAGTTACAGATGCTTTAAATGAACAAACTGGTTTATTAAAAGATATCAATAAACAAGTCGAAGCTGAATTAAAAACTGAAGAAAAAATTCAGAAAACCTTAGGTCTTACAGGAGCAGCTTTTAAAGGTATAGCAAAAAGCCTTGAACACATAGGAATTGAATCAGAACATTTTGAAAAAATAAATGAAGATTTAAGAGAAGCAGCTAAAACAGGAAGTGGTTTTAGAGTATTAGGTGCTGGTCTTAGAAGTATGGGTTCTTCACTTTTAGAAGCATTTAAAGATCCATTAACTCAGATAACAATGACTGCTAAGGTATTCCATAGCATGATAGAATACGCTAATGAGTTTAATGAAGAAAGTGTTGCTATTCAAAAGAATCTTGGGTTAAGTTTCGAAGCAGCTAATGAAATGAATAAAGAGTTAGAACATATGGCTATCCATATGGGACGAACTCATAAAGATGTTCTTGCTGCTAATAATGAAATTAATAATTTCTTAGGAACTAATGTAATGTTAAGTGAAAAGCAACTAAAAGATCAAGTTGCTTTAACTAAAAATGCTGGTTTAGAAGCTGAAGAAAGAGCAGGTATAATGAAATTTTCATTATTAACTGGCAAATCTCAGGAAAAAATATATAATTCTATTGGAAGACAAAATAAAGGAGTTTTAAATAATAAAAAAGTCCTTTCAGAAGTATTAAAAACATCAGGTCAATTAGCTGCTCAATATAAAAATATCAAGGAGACTCAGCAGGTGCTGCCGCTGAATTAATGAAAAATTTAGGTCCTAATGGATTAGCTAAATTCCAAAAAATGAATGTTATTCAACAAGAAGCTTATGCTAAAGCTTTGGGTATGAGTGCAGATGAATTAGCTGATTCTTTAGTTAAACAAAAACAACTTGATTCTTTAGATAAACAAGAAGCTTCTGCTTTAAAGAAAAGAATTGAAGAGTTAAAAGCCGCTGGACAAGTTGAAAAAGCAGCAGAATTAGAAAAACAAGTCCTTAAAGGAAAATCTGTAGCTTTAGCTGATCAAGAAATGGCTAATAGTGAAAAAATGGCTGAAACCGCTGAAAGATTAAAACAATCCTTTATGAAGTTTCTAGTAGGACCAGTTACTAAAGCTATGAATTTATTTTCAGGATTTATGGAACAAATTTCTAGCTCTAAACTTTTATCAGGTTTAGCTGGTGGAGCTGGATTAGCAGCTACTGCCTTCGGTTTATTTAGTAGGTAGAGGACTTATTAATGCCTTTAAAGGTAAACCTTCAGGTAGAGCAGGAGATCCACTAAATGTTAATATAGTTGGAGGTGGAGGTGGAGGTTATGATGATGGTGGTACTAGTGGTGGATCATCAAGAGGTAGAAGAGGTAGAAAAGGTAGAGCTGGTAGAAAAGGTAGAGCTGGTAGAGCTGGTAGAGGAGGTAGATTTGGTCGTATAGCTAATCTAGCTATGACTGGACTAGGATTAGCATCTATGTTTGGTGGTGACGGTGGTGAAGATATGTCTGGAGAAGATATGGCTTATACTAGTGTAGATGCTGCGGATATGGCTTCTGATATGGCATCATCATCAACTCCTTCATCTTCAAAGACAAAATCAGCAACACCAAGAGCAAGAGATCCAAAAACAGGAAGATTTACAAAAGCAACAAAAGCTGCTAAAGGTGGAAGTTTCTTTGGTAAAGTAGGAAGTTTCTTTGGAGGTATCGGTAAAAAAATCTCAGGTACTTTTGGAGGTGTTAAAAAAATCTTAGGAGGACCAATTGCTAAAGGATTTGGAAAAGCTTTAGGACCTATTTTTGCAGTTATTGAATCAGTAGGAAGTATATCTTCCCTTTTATCAGATGCTAGAGAAAGAAAAGCAGCAGGTGAAAAAGTAGATGCTGGAAAATTAGGAAAAAGTTTAGTTCAAGCAGCTGCTTATCCTATTGCTAATGCGGCAACTGCTTTTATCCCAGGTTTTGGTACAGCTATTAGTATAGCAGATGGTATTTTAGGATCATTTGGAATGTCTCCTATTAAATGGGTTACTGATAATTTAGTTGGTTTAGTTCCTGATAAAGCATTTACTGGGTTAGGTAATATGGCTTTAGGTGAAAAAGCAATGGCTACTGGAGGTATTGTTACTGGTCCTACAAGAGCATTAGTTGGTGAAGCTGGTGCTGAAGCAGTAGTTCCTCTTGATAAATTTTATGCTAAATTAGATGAATTAATTGTAGCTGTTAGACAAGGAGGAAACATATATCTAAATGGTACAAAAGTAGGTACAGCAATGTCTGTAGGTGCTTATAAAACTCAATAATTTAATATTTATAAATAAAACACGATATGTCAAACTTATTAAATTTACTTAAATCACAAGGATCTGTTTTAACTAGTTTAGATGGTAAAACTCCTCCATCATTTGATGGTACTAGTCAATATGAAAAAGGTTTAGCTACTTCTCAATTAGATTTAGATGGTAAAAAACCTTTACAATACGATAAACAAACAGTTCAGATAGCAGGTTTAGAAAAATCCCAATTAGATTTAAACGGAGTTACTCCTGAGAAATATTTGGATAATCTACCAAGATAATGCCTTTAATAAACTTAAAGACAGATCTTAAGTCCCTTAAATATGGGAAGGATACTCTTGGAGGAGGGTATAGTGGACAACCTTATATTCAAACAGAAATTCCCGAAAGTTTTAATAGTTTAGGTCCACGTGAAGATTTTATCTTACGAGGTGGTATAAATGCAGCAACAGATTCCTTAACGGATATTAAACGTTTAGGTAAAATGTTTATTGACACTAAATCACCTAATGGTTTATTATTTATTGCAAAACAACAGTTATTATCGCGTACAGCTGTTCGCACACAAGCTAGTGGTATTTTAAATGAAGGCATTTACTCACCATTAAACACATTAGCTCAAGCTGGTGTATCTGCTTTTGGTGGTCATTTGAATAAACAAGGAGTTAATCCTTTTGCTCAAACAGGGGCTTATTCCAATAACCCTAATTTATATAGCACTCGAGTAAAATCATATCAACCAACCGACCAAAACCGTTTAGCAGAATTATATAGAGCAGTTACTGATAATATTTCAATAAATAATTTTAACTTCTCAGGAATTGGTTTAAACGTAGGAAATAATGTTTTAACTTATGGTGGTGGCCCAGATTCGCCTTTAGGTATAGGAAAAACAGGCATCAGATTTGTTGATCCTATTTATAGAACTGGAGACCAAAATGCTTTAAAAGTATCAAACCCAGATTATTTCTATGGAAAAAATCAACAAAGATCTGTTGATGAAAATAAAAAACAAGTTGGTGGTTTACAAGTTTCTACTTTAAATAAACCTTGGATAAAAAGTGAATTATATGATTTACCAAGTGTTACTATAAATAGCCCACAAAGTGCAAGTTTACTTAGTATTCCTAATGGACCTTTAACTTGGACTCCTAATTTTATAGAAGGTATTAATTATACTAGTGATGGTCAAGATTTTCCTAGATATTTATCTACTTTTTCTCAACCCTCAGGAAGTAATGGTCCTATAAATAACACCGGTGTATCCGGAAAATATTTTGGTCTTGTAGGAGGCACATTTGCTGAATTATATAATGCTGAAGGTCAATTAGGAATAGGATATAATTATTTTAATGTTTACGATCCTAATACTACCCCAGGAAATACATGGCCCGATAATACTGATTTAATTCACGCTAATAATACTTGGACATATGATCAGCGAGATATTATTAGCCCTTATAAAACTACATCTGTAGGTCCTGATGATCCTAATACATCTCCTGATAGACAAGGAAGTATTGCTTCCCCAAAAATTCAAGATTTTAGAGCAATTTTAAGATCTAAATTACAAGATACCCAATTAAAAGCAGCCACAACATCAGGTGCTACTCCACTTGCTCCAAACTACAATGAATTTAATATTGAAAGAAGAGTTAATCTAGGAGATCCGGGACAACGTTCAAATAAAGATTACTCCAGTTATTCAGCAGGTGTTATAGTAGATACTGGAGACGGACCTAAATCTGCATACAATGGTAGTGGTGGGTTTACTAATGTTCCTGGTTTAGGTAATGCTCCTTTAGGATTAGATAAAATTAATTCTCTTCCTTTATATAGAAGTACAGGTGTAACAACAGCTGAAGTAGATAATCAAAATATAACTAATGATTTAGTTAAATTTAGAATAGCTATTATAGATAATGATGCTCCTAATTTTAAAACATTTTTACATTTTAGAGCATTTTTAGGAAATATGTCCGATTCATACAGTGCGAATTGGACTGGGTTTAATTACTTAGGAAGAGGTGAACAATTCTTTACTTACGGTGGGTTTACTAGACAAATTTCATTATCTTGGACAGTTGCAGCTCAGTCAAAACAAGAGCTTATCCCAATGTATAAAAAACTTAATTTCCTAGCTTCAACCTTAACCCCAGACTATAGTCCTAATGGTTATATGAGAGGTAATTTAGCTCAACTTACTGTAGGTGGTTATCTTTATGAAGTTCCTGGCATTATAACAAGTTTAACTTATGATATGGCTGAAGATACTCCATGGGAAATAGGAATTAATTCTGAAGGAGGTCAAGATGGTAGAGTAAAAGAATTACCTCATATTGTAAGAGTTACAGGATTTAACTTTATTCCTATTCATAAATTTATACCGAAAACCCAACAATTTGATTTTGGTAAAGATGGTGAAGGATTCCCTATTACTTATGGTGATCAAAGATTTATTTCTTTAGCTAATGGACCTACTATAGAAAATAGTAATTATAATAAATTAAATTCTCTTCGTCGTTCTTAATATGAATAGATATCAAAACATACCTAAAACAAAAATTGAAGGAAAATTAGCGTATCAAACTTCTAGATATCCTGAGGTTCCTTTATCTGAAAATGATATTTACGTTTATACAACTCAAGGAGATAGATTTGATATTTTAGCACAACAATTTTATAAAAATAGCTCTTTATGGTGGGTTATATCAATAGCAAACACAGATAAATTAAATCAAAGTACATTAGTAATCCCTGAAGGAATCCAAATTAGAATTCCTGCTACATATGCAAATATTGTTAGTGATTTTAATGTAATAAATGCTTAATTATGGCAAATATAGTAGGCGAAGGTTTTCCACAAACGATAGTTGGTCAAATAAAACGAAGACAATTAGTTTATGGTTCTTCTAATAGAACTAATGAACAATTAACATATTTAAATGCTAGAACTGGATGGGTTAAATTGGTATCATCAGTTAATGTAAATAAACCTGTTAGAGCCGTTCCATATACAGGAGCAGAATTAGCTTCTAGATTTGTATTATTTAATGGTACTACAAATGAATCCCCAACAAGAGGAGCTCAAGAAACTTATCAAAGAGGAGGTGTATGGCCGGGTGTAGGAGATCCTAACAATTATGCTTATGGTATAGGAGGAACTAATTTTGGTTTAAATGCCATGCCAGGTGTTACCTCAGCCGAAATACAAACTGAAACTAGAGGTTCTCTTAAAACAGCTACTGTTAGAATTAAAGCAAATAATAGAAATCAATTTGATATTATTGATATTCTTTATATGCGTTTAGGTTTTACAATGTTGTTAGAATGGGGTAATACTTCTTATTTTACTAATGACGGTAGATATGTAGCAGATTATACTAGTTTGGCAGATAATTTTTTAACAGGAGCTTTAAATTATAAAAATGCTTTTGATACTATAGAAAGTAAAAGATTAGCTACTTTTGGAAATTATGATGCTATTGTAGGTAAAGTAGTTAATTTTCAATGGTCATTTTTAAAAGATGGTACTTATGATATTACTCTTACCTTAAGAAGTATGGGTGATGTTATTGAATCCCTTAAAACTAATACCCTTCTCCCAGGAGCAGCTTTAGATACTGTATCAAGTGGAAGTGCTGAAGGTGAAACCCAAACACCTGAAGAAACAACAGAAACCCCTCCAGAACCTACCCCTGAAGATGTTATTAAAGATTTTGCTAATACTCATGAAATAGGAAAATTTTTCTATGAGATGCAACAAAGAATGGCTCCATTAGGAGTAGATTCTAGTGGATTATCTTATTTAACAAGTGCTGATGGTACAATAGGATTTTTAAAACAAAAATATGAAGACGAAGGTGGTACTCAATACTATATTAGATTAGGTCGTTTTTTAAAATTTATAGAAAAACGTCTTATACCATTTGTTGATAATCCTGAAGTAAAACTATTATCAATAGACACAGACCCTGAAACTAATTTAATCTATATGTTATCAAGACAAATTAGTACTGATCCTGGGGTGTGTATATTTAATACCACAATAGATGTTTCCGAAGGTACAGTTACTTTTGCAAGTACAGGGGAAACCTTTTTTACTAATATAGGTGAAAACAAATATGGTAAGATAATGAATTCATATTTTAATATGGTTTATATTCTTACCCAAATGGATTCTTTAAAAAATGAAGATGGTAAAGTACCTTTATATGATTTATTAAATAGTTTATGTCAAGGATGGAATAGTGCAACTGGTAATTTTAGTAAATTAGAACCTACAGTTGATAGTGAACGAAATACTATTGTATTTACTGATGAAGTAATTTGTCCTGATAGAGATGATATTTTAAAACAACAAAATAAATCTACTGAATTAGCATTTTTTGATGTTTATGGTTATTATTATAATACTAATGGAACTTCATCTGCAGGTTTTATTAGAGATATAAGCTTTACAACAACTGTATCTCCTAATTTAGCATCAATGATTACTATTGGAGCAACAGCAAATGGATATGTTCCTGGAGAAGATTCAACAGCTTTATCAGCAATGAATGCTGGTTTAACTGATAGATTTAAGAAAAAACTAGATTTAGAAGCAACTCAAAATAATCAAACTAAAGGAAGTGCTTCTTTAGAAGAAAGTTATCAAGAACAATTAACAGCTTTTAATACATTTGTTTCTGAATTAGGTTCATTAAATGAAGCTACTCCAAAATGGAACCCTGAAGCCATTACAGCATTCAGTAATGCAGCATCTTCATTATTTGAATATGATCAAGCTAAACAAACTGAAGAAAAAAAAGATACTAATCCAAATGCTGCTTCACCAAATGGAGGTTTCCTTCCATTTGATTTATCTTTAACTATGGATGGACTTTCAGGAATGAAAGTTTATCAAAAATATACAATTGATTCTACTTATTTACCTTCAAATTATCCTACATCTTTAGAATTTTTAGTTAAAGGTGTAACTAATAAAATTGAAAATAATGAATGGATTACGGTTTTAGAATCTATTGCTATTCCCAAAAGTGCATTTGGTTCTAAAACTGGACAAGGTACTGTTGGTCAAGCTTCTGCACCTGCTTCTGGAGATAGTAGAGATGTTGTTAGAGGTACAGCCCCAGTTGTTAAAGGATCTAAAACATGGGATAGTTTATCTCAAGGCCAAAAAGATAGTGCCAATTATCTTTATAAAACTCTTCGTCAATACGGCTTTACAGATATAGAAGCTAGAGCTATTTTAGGTATTGTTTCTAAAGAATCAGCCTTTGTTCCAAGAAATGAAATTTCATATGCTAATACAAAAGCATCTAGAATTAGACAAGTTTTCCCAAGCAAGTTTAAAAATAAAACAGATGCTGAAATTGATGTAATTAAGAAAGATCCTCAAAAATTCTTTGATACTATTTACGGAGGTAGATATGGTAATGCTAAAAATGAAGGTTACAAATATAGAGGTAGAGGTTTTAACCAATTAACCTTTAAAGGTAACTATGAAGCATATAATAAACTTTATAAGGATAATGGTTCCAAAGCAGGTAAACTTGACATCATCGCAAACCCAGATCTAGTTAATAAACAAGAAGGATCAGTTTATCCAGTAGCATCTCACATAGCAGCTCTTTTCTTTAAAAGAAATAAATCTAATTTCTTTCCAAAAGCACCAACTGATGATTTAGATAAAGCAGTATTTAATTTTATGAGAGCTAATGCTGGATGGGGAACTTCAACAAGCGGAGCTATATTCCAAGAAGGACTTAGAAAAGCAAGAGCATTTGTTTATAGTCTTCCTGAAAAATTAGGTTAAAATAATTAATTATGTATTTTCCAAAATCTCAAATAACAACCAACCAATACACTAATGGGGGAGAATATGTTTACGCAGTAAGCAAACTTCCTTATATTGGATACTACTTTAAAGTATCTACTGGAAAATACTATACTGGAAAAACTCCTGATGATAGACCTAATGAAGAATTATTATTCATTGCGGCTCAAGATTATCCGGAAAACCCACAAATATCTTCTCAAATTATAATAGACCCAATTTACGACTATTTAACTAATTCTAACTCATCAAACCCACCAGTTCTAATCCCTTATTATTCCCCAGTATTACCAACAACTCAAGATTACCAAAACGGAGAATTTCAAAGATATTTTTGTAAAAAAACAAATGAAGTACAATATGTTGAAATAAATTTAGACCAATTTAGTAAATTAAAATCTAAAGATCCTCAAATATTATATTCATTGTATCAACCTTTTACTATATCTTGGATATTAACTGGAAATAAAGAACAAGTAGAAAAAGTAAATAGAAATATAGTTGAACTAGCAGTTTTTAGACAAAAATTACCTAGATTTGGAGATTACCTAAAATTTGATTATCTTAAATATTATAACTCAAATAATACGACTTCAAATGTTTTGGCTGATAGAAACTCAAGAACAACTAAATTATCTAGCGCAGAGGAATATATCCGAAGCATTTCTGGAAGTCGTTCCGTTTAATAATAATATACATCCTGCACTTAATGATGTGTCCTTAGTGTATCTAAGACCGTCTAATGAACGAAAGGGGTATATGATATGTATTGATCATAGCGAAACGTTAAATGTAAGTAAAACGGATGTAAACGCGTTATTAACGCAAATAGAGTGCACTATATTACTTTCAAATTAAGAGCTTGCGCGATATAAACATACTCACTCCTCCGTATATACAAGATCCAACACCAACTCACAATTATTTTTACCACAAGTATCCGGATTACAAAGAAGTCAATAAAATTGTACCGGTAGTTAAGCATTATGAGTATTGTGAGAATATTTATAATAAAGTAAAACCTCATTTTACAAAGGAGTTACCCGCGTATTTTGATTTTTACAACAATTATACAACACTCGCATTCTTTGGAATCGAAAAAAATGGAATAAACATAGATGAAACAGTTTTTAATCAACACTTTAAGCCAAGCAATCCAATTTATTCAGTTGGCGACAGTAAAGTATTCACAAGTTATAACTTATTTACAACTACACGTAGACCAAGTAACTCTTTTAATGGCGTTAATTTTGCCGCACTAAATAAGGAAACAGGCGCTAGAAAGAGCTTTATACCACAAAATGATGAATTTTTGGAGTTCGATATTAGCGCATACCATCCTCACCTTGCTAGTCGTTTGGTTGCCTTTGATTTTGGCGATGGAGATGTCCATCAAGCGTTCGCCGACTTATATGGCACGTCGTATAAAGAAGCAAAAGAACTCACGTTTAAGCAACTATACGGAGGCGTATTTAAAGAGTATGAGCACCTTGAATTTTTTCAACAAATAAAGAAATTTATTGATACCAACTGGGATGAATTTAATAATTCGGGGCAAATTGTGGTTCCGGGTTCAAATTATGTCTTTAAAAAGAGTGAGTTGGATAATATGAATCCACAAAAACTGTTTAATTACGTTTTACAAAACTTGGAAACAGCAACGAATGTTTGTATCTTGATAGAGATACATAAGCTATTGAAAGGCAAGAAGACTAAGTTAGTATTATATACGTATGATAGTTTTCTGTTTGACTAC